CTGCGAGGGCTGTGCCTAAGATGCCAGCAAGCGGGTTAGAGTAACTAGGCGCAACCGTCTGCATCCCCTGTGGCGCACCAAAAGAAGATGAGAGGAACGACTGTAAGGCTGCGTAAGGTGCTTGTTGTTGGTAGTTGAATCTCTGGATAGCGTCTTGTAAAGCTGCTTGTTGGTAGCTCTCTGCTGCCTGACCTGCCTGTGCAAGTTGTGCAATGTCCGTGTAGTCCTGTGCGGCCAAGCCTGGAGCAGCACCGATAGCCGCTTGTTGTCTGGCCCTCTCTGCTTCGTAGAGATCAAGCCCCATGCCTAGTGCTTGTTGTTGCCTACCTCTCTCAGCCTCGTAACCAGAGTAACCTAACTGTGCAGCCTGCCCTGCAAGAGCGTTAGCAAGTGCACCTTGTGCGCGTTGCTCTTGGCTCATTAAGGCTTCGTTAGTCCCGTATCGCCCTGCCGCAGAAGCGCGAGACCGCATCTGGTTGATTGCGTCTTGGTACTGAGTCGTTGCTGCTTGGAACCCAGGCTGTAGTGCTGCCGTGTAATACGGATTCTGTCCGAGATAACCGCCTGCAACCGTGTTAGCTAAGACGGGACTTGTCGCGCCTGCCAATGTCTCAGCACGAGAACCACCGAGCGTCGTTGCCAACTGCTGTTGCGCCAAAGGCACAAGCGGGTTGCCTTGCATAGCCCTTGTCTGCATCGCAGAAAGCGCAGATTGTGTCTGCTGAGACGGGCCTACATAGGTCTGGCCTGTGAAAAACTCAGGAGCACCTTGCTGATAGAGTCTTTGCGCCTCGCTTAGTCCGTACTGGACATAAGGACGCATTGTCGGGTCAAGTTCGGTTCTCGTAACCGTGTTTGTCGTACCGCCAGCCATGTTAAACCTCTCTCACCCACTTACGGGGTCTAAAACCTAACGCCTTAGCCTTGCGATCCCAGCCTTTACGCCACGAATCAAAGCTGATAGTTTTCGCGCCACCACTTCTCGCAATGCCGAGAACATGATCCAAGCCTGCACGACTATCTCCCTTGCCATAAGCGCACCAAATATGCAAATTATCGCCGATAGGCTGCAAAACAACAAAGCCCACAACAGAGTTATCCTCAACAAACACCCAAAGAAGTGATCTTCCCGTAAAGCAGTCCGAGTAAATGTCTTCAGGTATCCACGATTCTGGGCTTTTCTTAAGGATGACTTCCAATCCTGGTTTGATGTACTGCCAGACACCCCTAAGCTCGTCTTGTTTGATGTATTGAACATTCATCCGACCACCACATAACCGTATGTTTTGTCAGAGGTTGCATTTGGGAAATGCGTAATCACAGCAGAACCGTTCGTCACGCTCGAAACATACACACCACCGTTAGAAAACCCACCCACAAACTGCATCGTGGCAATCACAGAAGGAGTCGCAGGACGCGTAGGGCTCGACTGAGTGGGGATATGCTCGATGATGACAAGCGTTGACGTTGTAGCCCACATCAACTCGATGTAGTCGTTAGCCGCAAGGTCTACAAAGAGATTAAGCGCAGCAATGACATGACCCTTTACCGACCCATGCTTAGAGTCAATCGAGAATCTTGAGTTTGAGTCGGCAATATCGGTTCCGTTCTTTCTTACCCACACATCTACATCTTGGATCTGCGAGTCATCGTTAGCGAACTGAATCGAGAATTGGAAGTTGTACTTACCTGCCGCCCTCACGTTAATCCGACTTGAGTTAGAGAGGTAAACGTTGTTCGTTAAATCGGTATTAGAAAACGTGATCGCATACGCTGTCGTCGTGCTTGCAGCAGATTGATCGTTGAGGTCGTAAAACGAGCCATACGGGATCGAATCGGCATAGGCAGCAGCAGAGTAGGGAACAAGGATGATCTTGCTTTCTACCCCTATCCTTGCGTCTGTAATCGTGGTTGTAGTCGCGTTTCCTGTGTTGAGCGTCACCGTTCCCGTGTTGTTGGTCTTACCGTCCATGATGCCACGGACAATTTCGGCAACAGCGCGTTGATCGCCACCAAACGGAGGTAGCGTACGGAAGATCATCTCAAGCCCTGCGGGACAATCGTGACATCCAAACCTACAGCAGATGACCAGACACCGGAAGGAATGGTTTTAAGTCGATGGTAGGTTCCGGCAGACCTTAATCCAATCCGATTATCGTCATTAGCCGAGTAGGTCGAGCCGGTAAAGTCGGTTTGTTGGTTGAGCCTGCGTCTTGAGTTGATCTGGACCGAGCAAGAACCGCCATCAATAACCGGCCTAACCAAAGTAATAACGCTTGGCGTGTCGTTGAGCGAGAGATCAGGTGTGACGATGTTTGCTGTCAGGTTGGAGCCCGAAAAGGCAACGATCTTGGTCCCTAGCGTACCCGTCAAGAGGGTGGATGTAACCGTGTACCCAAAGGAGTCAAGGCTTGCAGGGAGCGTATCAAGGCTTCCGTAAGCGTCTAGCTGCTCTAATGTAAGGCCGGACGAGGAAGTTGTTGTGATCGCGGTAGATGAGGCTATTGTGTCTACATTCACCTCACCGTAAGACCATTTATTGAGGTTGAAGTTGTAGATAAGCACGAAAGTTGACTGATCGACCGTCTTAAACGCCCAAATCACGAGGTTCTTAAGCGGGTCTACAGCGGCAGACATCAAGGAAAGTTGCGATATATCGACGTTATTGAAGAACCATCTGTCCACCTTCTCGACAGAAATGGACTCGACCGCTTGACCATTGCACCTGTAAAACCCGTCATCAGACAAAAAGAACGACATACCTGCGTACTGGATGATCGAGTTGGGTTCCATGCACCCAAGACCCCTAGAGATCGTGTCAAATTGGAATACAAGAGGGCTTCCAACGTACGACATCCTGACCACTGCGCGGTCCATAAACACTATGCCGTACTCGCCTCCTGTCAATCCCTTGACATGCCCACCGTCAGGGATGTCCTGATAGTCCGCTTGGGTCGTTGCGGCAGGAGTCCAGCTTGTTTCATCACCTAACGCACACCACTCAACACGATTAGGGTAGACCGTTGCCCCATTATTAAAGCCAGCAACGACAAAGTCCCTCACGGTCGTTACATACCGAGACTTAGGAGCAGCAGCACCAAGGTCTGCAAACAAGGTCGATGAGCCCATGAGGTAACCCTGGAGTCTGTCGCCTCCATTAGCCGCAATCACTCGGTTGCCAAACTGTGTAAATCTCCACTTCTGATCTGATGGGGTTGTATACCCACCGGACTTAGAAACATCAGATAGATTCAGGTTCGTGCCTAGCTTGAAGAGTTTTGTCTCGCCACCCGCAAAGACCGTGACCGCTTCGTCAGGAGCCGCCGCAGCAACCACCGAATTAAGCGACTCTGAAGCCGCATTGCTCCATTCACTAGGCGAAGGTAAAGGGCCATATCCAACCTGCTGAGGAATGACGTTCTTAGCGTCTACAAGGGCTCCAGCAACACCTGGCTGATCTGGGAGCCACTCGCCAAAGTTAACTCTCATCGCTTAGTTACCATCATCGTGAGAGGAACGCCAGAATACTGAGACTCTTCATCAGACCTTGTGAGAGCGGCAATAGCCCGATCATACAAAGCACCCCAGGTCTGCAAACGAGGATCGTTCATGAGATAGGGCTCAGCCTCGCCTAAAGCGCCGTACAGGATCGCGTCAGGACAATTGGCTAGAAAGACGTTCGATGTGTTGGAAGTCGAGAGAAAGTCAGGCGCGGCGTAGTACAAAATCTTAATCGTGTAATCGCTGTCAGGAATTGGCGCAAACTGAATTGTCGAGCCGAGGATCGTGTAGAAAGCCGGTACACCACTCTCGTTCGTCCTGCCATTTCTGATGAACGTACTTGGCGTTGAGTATGTGATCGGGAAGTCGGGATCAGAATCAACGTACACGTCCCTTGCTTGCAAGAAGTCGCTAGGGAGGCTAATCGTAGCGACCCCACCGGTTGCCGCTGTCGATGTTTGTGTAAGCATCTGCCGCAGGCGTAAATCTCGACGAAGCCGTATTTCGGCAAGCTGGATGAAGTCTGGGATCGCGGCAGTAAGATCATCTCGTGAGAGATAATTAGCTATCGTCGTTTGCAGTGCGCTGTAAGTGTTTAGGGCCATATTCGACATCGCTCCAACGATAT